ATCAAGACAGGAATGATGATGGCTCTATTCAAGATAACCGATTTGATTGGCCGTTCTCTACCATAAGAGTTGTTGAGCAAATGTTAGCTCATGGTACAAAGGGTAACCCAGAAATATTAAAGGGACTTAAAGATTTTTCTTGGGATGAAGTTCCAGACGATCTTTGGGAGGAACTTAGAAATCAACTTGGAGGTCAATCAGTACGTGACTTAAAAGATTTTGAAAGAAATTTGTTTGAGTATGCTAACGCACTTATTGAAGTGAAGGAGTCTCAACTTGTAACAGGTGATTGGGTTGGACCTGGCTTAAGTAAAGTTGTAGAGTTTACCGAGAACCTAGTATTCCCACCTGCATCTAGGATACTTCAAGGTGCGACTAGGCCTCTTGATCCTGTGAATCAGGTGTGGGGTTTAGTCACCGATAAGAATATGTCTCCTGATCTTAGACAGGGGCCAGAAAAATATAACAGTGCTATTAAGTATGTAAATAATCTATTTGATAGTATGGGCTTACCCTCTTCAACTGACCTACCTAGAAGAGCTATGCCCACGAGAGCTACAGACCTACAGGTAGATCCCGGTAAGCAGGTTCTGGGTGTCCGTGGTTCACGTGAACCTAACACAATAGAATCCATGCTCAATGCTGCTGGGATGTCCTCATGGAAAGCTATTAAATTTGATGGGCCTGCTGAAGTAAAAAATTATATGGATACTTTGGTTGCACCATATCTAGAAAATGCAGCACGTAAATACCTAAAGAAAAACCCAGAGTTTTTTAAATCTAATCAAGCTGAAAAAGAAAGGATTATTCAATCCGTAATAAAAGAAGCTAAGGATAGTGTAACAAGTGTAATGCAGAGCGGTACTATCCCCCGTAACCTAGAAATGATACGTGTGTTATCCGGTAAAAATAAGGATAAAGTAAAACGTGTAATGGACTTTATGGGTATTGAAGGGGAGTTAGAGGATATACTAAAAGAGGAGGATGCATTGAGCACCCTCCGTAAAATTGACATGCTTGTAGAGAACTACGACAAGGTATTTTTCGGGGAGCTAGAGTTAGACTAATCCTCTTCTAACATCCTGTCTGCCCACTCGTAGGCTTCACGCCTAATCTCTTCCAATCTACTGAACCCCTGACGGTTAGAAAGTAATCCCGCAAGTGCTTGACCTGCGAGATATGTTCTAGCTGTCAGGGGTTTATCTTTTGGAACCTTAGATTGCCTAAACTCCCTAGCCTCTTGCAGTAACTTGTTTTCTTTCTTGGGCCTACCACGTGGCCTACCAGTCGTGTTCATATTCCCTCCTTGAGAAAAACTTTAACCCACTGTGCGCAGATGTCACTTCTTATGATGTCGTTAATACCAAACTCAATAACTGGTACAGGTAGTATGTGCTTCTTTGCTAGGTGAATAACTTTGGATAGACCATCCCCAGAAGGAAGATCACTCTGTTGTACATCTCCATTCAAAACAATTTTACTTCCCTCGCCCACTCTGGTGAGTAGCATCTTCAACTCATGTGTTGTTATGTTCTGAGTTTCATCTACAATAATAAAAGAATTATCAAAACTACGCCCACGCATGAGAGCAAGAGGTGCCATCTCGATGTTACCATTTTTAATTCCAGTCTCTACTACACCCTTACCAAGGTGCTTGATTAGTACATCGAGTACAGGCAATGCCCAAGGGTAAGTCTTTTCTTCCAGAGTTCCTGGAAGATACCCGATGTCTTTACCCACAGTTACGTGAGGTCTAGTGATGACAATCTTGTCTATTTCTTTTGTCGTATACAGATCAGCTGCGTAAGTAGCAGTAACATAAGTCTTACCAGTACCAGCTGGGCCTAGGATAAAGACTTGATTGCTGCTAGTTAAAGCATTTAATAACTCCCTCTGTGTCTCTGTCTTTGGTATTATACCTGATGTTTCTTTCTTTGCTGCGCCCTTGTAGTTAGTTTTTCGACGAGATCGTACTTGCTTCTTAGGTGGCTCAAGACTATCAATCATAGTTTAATCAGCTCTGCTTTTGTGTAAGGTATGTGAAAGAACAACTCTCCGGGTCTGATGTACCTACCTTTAGCTTCCTTAAGACTTTCTTTGGTAAGAAGTGTATCCTTGATACGCCAAGCTTGCTTAAGATCTTTACGAAACACATAGAAGTTAAGGACTCCATCGTCACCTTCATATTTATCGAGGAGTCTTTGCTTGCGCTCTGGAATACGGATCTCGTCCCAATGAGCAGGCCAGTCTTCTTCCCATGCAACCTTTACCTCAGCCTCATTGAGAAATGTCAGACCGTGCTTCTGAGATACAACATCTACGAAATAGTTTTCTTCTGTGTTTACAATCACATGATCTTTAGATTCCAAGTGCGATACAAGAGCATCCTTGGCCTGCTTGTCGTAAGCTTCATATAAAGCCCTGCTAAAATTCTTTCTTACTGCTGCCATCTAGAAGTTCCTTTAGTTCTGTGTAGCCCCCGATATGGTTGCCACTTGGATCGAAGATCTGAGGTACTGTAGTCATACCCCCCTTTTTTATCAGTGTCAATAACCAACGGCTACTAGTTGAGTCGAGAGAATACGATGTGTACGTATACCCCCGACCCTTAAGTAATGCCTTGGCTGCGTCACAGAAATTACACTGTGTTCTACCTAGGACTATCCACATTAAGTAAGATCCACAATCTCACAAGAGTCCCCTGTGCAAGCAAGTGTCTGACTACCTGCAGTATTGTCTTCACTCTCATAGTCAGAAAGCTTAGACCAGTCAAGTGACTTGGGCATAAGAGAGAGCAATTTTTTATAATCATCCCTTCCAATTTCTTGATATGGTGCTTGTTGATACGTGTGTTCGTTGAACGGCAGGAATGAGACACCAGACATCTCATCAAAGTGTTTGTAAACAAAAGCACCTACCTCAAACCATTCCTCTTTCTTAACATTGATTGTAACAGAGGGCTTATGTTCGCACCATGATCTTTGATAGGCTAACCACATCTCAAGTTGCTCAATGGCTGTCATGTCTGCTGTACATACAGCATTCGTAGGAGCCTTCATTGGGAAACTAAACACAGTGGTTTGATCCGGCTTGAATGCCTCAGGTTCATTTGGAATACCCTGATCAATTAGGAATTGTGTCAGAGGGTCTTTGTTATCACCACGGACAGTACGAATATAATAGGGGCTGTGACGAGCGTGAATACCAGAAGCGGAGTCAACAAGTTGTGATACCGTACCGGAAGGTTTAACGCAGCTGATAGCAGCAGACACAGGGATACCAAGGTGTTTAGCCCACTTAGCATTAGTAGCAACAGCCACGGACTTAAGATGCTCAAGAGTTTTCTCCAATCCTTTATTCTTTAATGTCATCATACGGTTGTCCATGATGCCTGTCATAGAGACACCAAGCAACCTTTCTTCTTCTGTATTGTTAGCCCAAAGCTTGCGTAAATACGGAAACTTGGTATAACTAGACTGAATAGTTCCTAAGATAGTAGCTAGTCTAACCTTCTCTGACAGAGAATCAAGTGTATCTGTAGCACGTACAACTACCTCTGTTAGATTGCAGAACTGATTCGGTCGTAAAATTATCTCACTGCAAGGGTTGGTCCCGAAGTCATAGTTAGGATCACGTCTACCATTCTTAGCAGCCTGAGCTTTAGATGCTTGACGATTGAAGATACCACGTTCACCTGAGCCTGATTCAACAAGTGCCATCCACTCTCGCATGAAAGATAAACTATCAGGCTTCTCAGTGTAACTAACAGAGTTGTTAGCTAGTGCACGTTGAGGGTCATTCTCCCACCAACTACCGGACTTAGCATGACGCATCCGATCATCAGATAGATTACTCAATGAGATCATAGCTGACCTACGGACACCACCAACTACAACTACTTCACCAATCTTACACATGATGTCGTGACATTCCATTGAGGAAAGCTTACGCCCTTCTGCATCTTTGAATGTCTTAATCACAAAGTTAAACAAGTCTACCAATGGAGCTGGACCAGAAGCTCTGCCACCGAAAGTCTTGAGAGGTGCACCTGCAGGTCTTACTTTTGAAACATCCCACTTAGCAATCTCACCACTATAAAGGAGTGCAATCAATTGACGGAAAGACTTAGCCCACCCCTCCTTACTATCCTTGACGACAATAGTCGTGTCACTCTCGAAGAGCTTAGGAACTTCTGGGAGCTGGCTGATGAACTGTCTCTCGACACTGAAGCCCACACCAGTACCGCACAGGAGAATAAACATAGCCTCATCGAAGGACTTAAGGTCATCTACGGGTAAGTAACTGCAGTTATACATGCAGGTATTGTCTCGTGTCGCAGCAGGACCAGCTGTCATTAGTGCTCGCATAGATGGCATGACATCTAGATTAAGTATAGCCAACTCAAGTTGCTTCTTAGTGTCCACGTCAACTAGGTTGCCGATAATGTTCTCAGTAAATCTTGATACTGTGTCACCCCATGACTCACGTCCAGAGCCATCGTAGTACTTGGCATAACGTGACTTGTGAATAAATGCTTGGTAGTCGGTAGGTAATTGGTTACTCATATGCATGTCCTATCTTTTATCTCCACTGCCTTGCAGTGTACCACGTTGTTTGCGTCCGTATAATTTTTCCAAGTTAGCCTTTGCTAAGTCGCCCATATCCAAGTTAAGGTCACGACAGAGGGCAGCTATGTACCACAGGCAGTCACCTACTTCTGCTGCGAGTGCGGTCTTGTCCATCTTACCATCACGTAAGATCTTCTTAACTTTGTTTGCTACCTCACCTGCCTCACCAGCTAATCCTAGTGCGGGGTAGATAATAGAGTGTTGGGTGTCGTATATTGCAGTGCCAGCAGCAGCCTTTTGGTAGGAGCTAAGTGTCATGTCTTTGTATAAAGAACTATCTTTATAATAGCCCCAAGCCTCTAAGTCTGTTTCATTAATCATTCATTACCTCACATTCTATTACACGTATGTCGTCAATATCATACAGAGCATACTGTACCTGTTCTGCTATTACCTCTGCATTGTTTCCGAAGGCTTCCAAGAAGTTGGCTGCTTCATCTACGGCTATAGTTAAGTTTACTTGAAATATCACAGCGGAAACTCCTAGTTATACCCAGGGTCACTACCCATGTCAAGTAGCAGTGGCTCTGCAGTCTTACTAAAATACTTGACCCACTCGTAGGCATCATTGAAATCTTCGAACCAGAAATTATCTTCTTCTAGTTCACCGTCAATCTCAACAGTACAAACCATGTAATGTGTAGATCCCTCTGGCACATCATAGCCCTCATCGAAATCCTCTACAGCAATTGGACCTGCTGTAATGCCCCAAATTTTAATCTCCATCTTTATCTTTCCAATTCCTTAAGAGTTCCATGTAGTGATCCATACCAATCATAACTACCCAAGGCATCCGATCAGACCTAAAGAATACTACTGGCTCACCCTTAGCATGTTTACTTGCCTGTTCCAAGTACCCATATACAGTTTTTAAAGAAGATTTTCTACGCTTTACTTCGATAGTAATGGGTAGTTTCTTTCTAGCTGCAGGTGACAACTGAATATCTTCTCCAGTGTCACCCATAGTTGTTGACTTAATATCATCAGGCTCAAACTCGGGGAATGTTTCCAGTAGTTTGTCCCTGACTTCTTGTTGTCCTGTTCTACCCTTAGCCTTAGCTGCCCTAGTCATTTATGATTTCCTCAACCTGAGGAACCTTCTCGACATGGGTAAGGTATTCAATACCATAAGAATACTGGAACATACGGACAGTAGGCCAGCACTCTTTCTTATAGTCGCAGAAAGTGCAGGACTTATCTAGCTTCATATTAGGACTAGACTTGCTGGCAGGTACGGGTGGTATACGGTCAACTGGTATGTCTCCTGCAACCATAGTTTTTGCTGCAAGCATCTCTTGCTCTTTAGTTTTAAGCTCTTCAGTAAAGTCATAGACATCTAAACAAACCTCTCCACTTACCTTATCAATAACTAGGAATGCTCCGGTTGTTTTATCGGTGACAAGCGGGTCATCTTTAGCTGCATAAACATAGGAGGAGAGTTGAGAGATATAACCAAAGGGATCATTCTCTCTAAGCTCACCGTTCTTAAACTTCTTAAACGAGTATGGACTGGCTGACTTAACATCAACTGTCATACCATCAATAACTGCATCTCTATGACCACGGATACCATGAACATTCATACGTTCTTGCATACCCTCAACTGAATGACCTGACGCCATTACCATATGAAGAATTAGTTCCTCAATCATGTCACCATAGAAAAACCTCAGCAACATACTGGCACTTAAAGGCTCACTGGTGGTGGGTTTATTTATTCTATACCAGAGCTTACGTTTACAGGGAGTACCAATGGACGACAAAGAAAGATAGCCCCTTGGTTCTTGAGGTTTACTGAACCGTGCATTGGCAGAGCTAGCAATAGCTTCGCCCATCATTGTGCCAAGAGCAGCATTCCAACCACCTCTGCCGTAGATAACTTCCTCTAGGTCTGGGATTAGCGTATCAATCTTTTTCATATTCTCTCCTTAAAAAGTAGCCCCCCGAAGGGGGCCATAGTTTAGAACATTACTTCGTCTTCTGTTTGTTGTACGCTAGCGGGTGACGAAACTGCCGCAGGTTTACTTGACGCTGAGAATACCTCTACATCATCTACTGGTGAACTAACATGGTCAAGTACCTTCACTGAGTCAAGTCGAGTACCAACCTTGCCATACTTAGGAATGTCGTAGACGGTAGCAATGATCTCTACAGTAGAGCCATTACCAATTAAACCATCTACATCCATATCCCAGGGAGTACCGTCAGCATGAGTCACTACAGGTGCACCACTAGAGTACGCCTGTCCTGTATCAAACTTACGGTCAAACTTGACAACCGTTCCCCTACCTTCTGCATCCTGTTTCGTTGGCTTCTGTGCGCCTGATGATTGGAGTGCCTCTAGGTTAGGGCCGTCAAGAATTAAGTTAAGGGTGCAAGCACCGTTGAATTTTTCATAGTTGCCTTCGGCAGCTGGTGTTGGTTTGTAACCATACATATCACGATTGCTTGCAAATACCTTTGCCCATTCTGCAATCCCAACAAGTTGAACTTTACGTGTAGCCATATCTATATCTCCTAATGGACGTCACTGTACTTTTGACCATACTGTACATCAATACCTAGGTCAACATTTAATTTCAAGTCTTGGTTAAGTTTTTCTATTGCCCACTTTAAAACACTCGTGTGCTCATCTTCTTCTCCTTTTTTAACTAAGTTTATTGATTCATCATGGAACTGACCAATGATACTAGGGCGCTTGAGTCTGTAGTTTGCGACCCATCTATCAAAGCAGTAAGCTCCGGTTGATTGGTTTAGTGTAGAGAATACATCCTTCTCATAACGTAGGCTATGCCAGAACTTACTCACTGGATTCTGTACCCACATCTCACCGTTGATCTTTCGTATATGCTGACTCTCAGCAAATGCTTTGACTGACCAGTTGCGTTCCCAATAGGCATCGAGCAATGCTTGAGCCTCACCGATGTGCATACCAGTCTCTCGTGACAGCTTGGGTGACCCAACTCCATAGGTAGCAGAGTAGTTTACCACCTTGAAGTTCTTACGCAGGCTCTTGATGTCAGGTCTGTTGCCAGCATTGTAGTCGTCAATATCTTTCTGACTGATCCTACCTGCATGTTTAGCTAAGTCTAAGTGTGGATCAAATCCTTCCTGAGACATCTCCAATACGTAGGCGGGATCATAGGGTTGCATATAGTGACGCTTAGTTGTGTCCTCAAGTGAGGTCATGTCAGCACCACACAATGTGTATCCCTCTGGAGCTATGAGGCAACCACGTACCTCTTTACCCCAAGGTTTATCAACACCCGGTAGGTTAACCAAAGGTTTCTTGTGTTTGAATCGAAGCGTATTCGTTAGGCCATCAATCTCTGCCTTAACGTAACCATCACGTTCACACTCAAGAAAACCTTTGAAGATTGAAAGTCTGTGCTGGATGATAGTCAGACCTTCTAGTACGGCAACAGCTGGGTCAATATCAATGAGGAGTTTGACTGATTGAGTTAGCTCACCGTTTTTACGGACTTGGGGTATCTTTCTTTCTTCTCCTGTCTCCTTATTCTTATCGTACTTAAAAGTACATGGCTTCCAACCCAAGGAAAATAACCAATCCTTAACTTGGTCAGAGGAATTTGGGTTGGGTTTATCCCAACTCTTTGTAACTGTAACCTCACCATCATAGTGTGGGGGTAGGTTATGTTCTTTTAGTAAGTTGAACCACCGTTCACCATGTGAGGACACACTTCCATCCTGTTTGAAACAAACCTTTGGCTTTGTCTTTACTGATGTTACCCTACGCTTAGGCATCACGGAGATAAGTTCATCTACTTTATTTGCTTGCTCTGAAGTTAGTGTATCAACACAGTGACTAGCAAGATCAACGTCAAGCTTCCAGCCAGATAACTCAGCTGCACCTGCGCAGTTAATCTTAAACTCCAAGTAGCGGAAGAACTTGTCGAGTAACTTCTTATCGTTGTCATAGATATATAAGAACCTACCCAAAAGATTTTTCCACAGTGCCCAGTTAATCTTTACATCTTCTACGCAACGGTGTGCGTATACTTCTTTAGAAAGATTCTCCCAATCAGCTACCTTAGGCTTCTCAATACCAAAGTCCTCACCAAAGGACTCAAGTCCATGCTTAGGTCTGTTGTAGTTAAGAACCCAAGACATAGGCAAGGTGTCAAATAACCTTGCTTTGATCTTGATACCTAAGATCTTTTCCAGAAGGGGAGCATCGTAGCGTATAATGTTATGTCCAATCAAACCCTTTTCATTTAGGATTAGCTTGCGCATATCATCGTAGTCAAAGATAGTATGGTAATTCTCACCATCGGATGTATAAGACAGGCAGTGTATCTTTGTGGCATCTTCCAAAAGATTGTCAGCTTCTACATCAAAGACTATCATGCGGCTCTTACACTCCCTTCATATGGCGCATCCTCTGTAAGGATGGTTGTCTCTGGATCGTAGTAAAGTGATCCTGCGTGACCTAACTTAGCGAACGGTCTGTTCTTGTCAATAAAGAATGACGTAGTGTTTTGAAGTATCTCATCCTCAGACTCAACATCACGTTCCAGCTTTATACAGATGATTGCTTCTTCTTCAAGTGATGCAGCATACTTTGTTCTACCATCATCATTTACCTGTGATATGAATACCACACCTATGTTCAACTCCTTAGCTAACTGGGCCATACGTGAGCCTAGTGTGGTGAGTGTACTGGTTGCCCCGTCAACACCAGTGTTAGATAGGTAGGCTAGACGTTGAACGTGGTCAATGAAGATGAAACCTGCACCGTACACAGATGCAGACAGTCTTACATAATCAAGTAACTTCAATGGATCATCGTGGCTACGCATCTCAAAGATGATAGTGCGTTCACCTTGAGTTGCATCCTGTGCAGCCTTGATTACATCTGCTTCACTGATGCCAGACTCCTTAGCATCGTCTTTAGTTCTGACATTGACACCTAGCTTGTAGGTTGCCATAGCACGGTAAGTTGTAGACTTCATCTCCTCCATATGCAGGAGGGCTATGCGTGTGCTCTCATCACGCAACAGGTTAGTCTCAAAGAACCGAACAACTTCGGTCTTACCCATACCACGAGGAGCTTTGATAAAGGTAAGACCTCCCTTAACCATGCCCCTGATCTTATCGTCAAGGCCAGCGTGACCAGTGGGCACATACTCGTAAGGGTTTTCTGTAAGGATAGCTGCTTCTACATCTGCATCAGAGCAGAAGAAATTCTCTGGTGAGTACCTCTGTGGCTTTCTCGCAGCCCACATCAGGTCATCACCTGCACCTGCCTCAAGGAACTCATTAGCATCCTTGTACTTAGACATAGGTACATAATAAAATTTATCTGGGAAGGCCTGATACAGTTTGTCTGCAGCCCTACGACCAGCATCGTCTAACTCACCTGCGTACACTAGCTCTTTGAACGACGACAGATAAGCATGGTTGTGCTTAATAAACTTCTCACCAATTGATGCACTAGGTAGAGACTTCACAGGGAATGTCTTGCCTAGTATCTGGTAGAGACTAGCTGCATCGAACTCACCTTCTGTAATGTATATGCGATTGCTTGAACCAGCATTGAACTCTGGTCCGAACAGCATGTTCATACCTAGGCCACGGTCTTTGACCCATGACTTAGACTTGTCGTTATACATCCTGTACTTAATTGTGTGCGGGTACTTATAGGCATACCTGACAGGATTGCCATCAACACCTAGCTGTAACTGTATGCCGTACATCTGACATACATCAGCATCTATACCTCTGATACCATTGTATGTCATACCCTTAACTTCTATGTCCATCGGGTTTCTCCTCTCCCTAAGTGGATACTCTGTCGCTGCCCATTCGAAGGTTGCTGGCATGCCCTTCTCTGGGTAAGCTCTACTGCAAGAGTGACAATGACCAAAGCCATCATCATTCCAATTAAATGCGTCACTTGATCCGCAGTCTTGATACGGACAAGCTAAGTGTGGGTTATCGTTCGTCGCCATAATAAAAATCCATAAGCATTGCCCAGATATACATGACAGAAACTATCGGCCATGTCAAGGCTAGTTTTACTGGGGCATTTTCGTGCTCATCATCTATGGGTTCTACTAACCCAAGTACAAGCATTACCCCTAGGAGATACATAAAAACTCCTACCCAAATTTCCATCAGTCTCTCCTGATCTCTAGTCTAAACAGACCTTCGGTACTATCCATCGAAGCCACTACATCCATCAACTGTTGGTGACTTATCATAATCATGTCGGAGCTACCGGCATCATCATCGTACTGAGCTAAGAATACTGAGCCATTGTCAGCCAAGGTCATTTCGATGTCATTGAACTCAGCGTTATCATCCATGCTTATTATGGTTGTGGTGCTGTGATTAAACTCAACTGTGTACATCCTTCTCAACCCCCGCTACGAGAATGTTGACGTGTGCTACATTACCTTCGACACGGGTGATGACATACTCTAGCCCAGCCTTAGTGAGTAACAGTCTTAGTTGTCCTACAGGTATCATAGCTTCTCCTCTCCATTAAGTTGATTGATACGCATTTGACAATAGCGTTGAACTTTCTCTAAGTCAATGATCTCGCTTTCTACTTGCGTCTTACCCTCGTACATCTTGTACCCTGCACGACTGGCATACTTAACAATGTTACCACGCCAGAACTCAAAGCCATTACGCATGATGTATGTGATGGGTTCTATCTTCCACCTTGCGTAATGCTTAGGTTCATTCACGATGTCTGCTGTATGTTCAGCTACTACGCTACCCTTAAAGTCTTCCTGTTCTTTCATCAAGCGTTTCCATTCACTGTTTATCATTACTCTTCCTCCAGACAGAAGCTACACCATGTGTCCTTGCTTGAATTACCACAGCTGACACATTTACGCCACTTGTTCTTCTCTTCACGCTCCAACGATGCCTTACGTTCCTCTGGTGTCATAGGTCTGATGTCACTAAAGTCTGCCTCCATAGGCCACTCATTGTCTGTCAC